CCACCAAGCGTAAAAATTACTTCATTAGATGAATTAACTATTAAAGATTATGAAGCATTATCGGCTGAAGCATTAATAGCGCAAGAATTTTTATTTCCTACGCTTTCAGATGACGGAACCAATGACCCAAAAGTGAGTATCGGAAACTCCAACGCTTAAAAGATTTTTGGCTAGGCAGTTCCCGATCTGATTCACTTGAATATCCCGATCAAGAGTACGAATATTATGTTTGTGCTAAAGAATTTGGATGGACAATTAAAGAAACTGATGAGCAACCTGCGCATACAACTGCGTGGTTAATTGCAATTTGCCAATTAGCAAACGAGGTAGAAAATGGAGAACGATAATCTGCCACAGGTAGAAGCGGCACTCCAAGCCTACAAAAATCGTTTAGATCAAAAAATTGGTTTTGCGGCTAGAGAAATTTCTATTGCTTTAGAAGGTTTTGGAAAGCGTGAAATTAAAGGTCAAAGACTTAAAGGGCAAAAAGCAACCACGGGTGAACCTCCTATGAACCGCACGGGCAATTTACGCCGAAGCATTAGAGGCACAAGTAACCGTAAAGGTTTTGGCATTTACGAATCAGTAGTTGGTGCAGATATGGTTTATGCACGAGCAGTAGAGGTTGGTGATCCATACAATCCGCCTTCATGGAGAAATGGCGAGCGTTTTCCATTCCTAAGCCCAGCATTAAAAAAGTTTGTTAGTTCAGGTTTGTTAAAAAGAATTCTAGTTAAACATTTGGGAGCCGCATGAGTACAAGTGATATTCCACCATTAAATGTTAAAATTAACATTGATGCTTCAGGCGTTCAGGCTGGTGTTGCAAAGGCTACCGCAGGATTAGAACAAATTAGCGCTAACTCTAAAAAAGTTTCAGCAACAATGATGAATCTTAAAACAACAATGCTTGGCGTGTTTGGTGGAACTTTACTTACTTCGGGCATATTTGCTTTAGGCCATGAATTAAATGCTATGAAACAAGAAACAATTGATCTTCAAGCCGCAGGTGAAAGATTAAATGTATCGCTTTCGGCAATTGGCGTAACAAGCAAAGATACTCAACAAGAAATATTTAATGCGGCAGATTCTTTTTATCAATTAGGTTTTCAAGGTTCTGAAGCCGTTACCGCTATGGGTACTCTTGTTACCGCTACTGGTTCGGTATCTCAAGCAACTAAATTAATGGCTATGGCGGCTGATTATGCTCGTTATAAGCATGTCGATATGAATACTGCGGCAACTGCTTTAGCCCGTGGTACTACAGGAAATATGAAAGCATTTACCGCTTTAGGTATTACCCTTGATAAAACATTACCTAAAAACAAAGCAATTGCTAAAGCATTTAATGAAATGAATGCAATTATTGGCGGACAGGCTTTAGCGTATTCAAAAACTTTTGCTGGTCAAATGGCTATTCTTAAAGAAAAATTTGACAATGTGGCACAAACAATAGGTAAGGCTGTACTTCCAGTATTTACCGCACTTGTTAAAGTAATTAGTGGCATTGCTGATTACATTACAAAAAACTCTACAGCACTTGGAGTATTTCTTGGTATTTTAATACCAACCATTATTGCGGTAAAAACTTATGGCGCAGTTACATTTGCTATTAAATCTATACAACAAGCCTATGCGTTTTGGACTTACGCACAAGCAACATCTACCAATGTATTTAAATTTGCATTGTTCCAATTAAACGCAGTAATTAGGGCCAACCCAATAGGTGCTTTAATTACCGCTTTAACTCTTTTGGCTGTTGCGTTTTCTTACGCATGGAAACATTCTGAAACATTTCGCAATGTAATGGTTACGGGAATTCAAGTAATTATGAACTCAATGGGATATTTAATTGGTGGAGTTGCAACACTTCTTAAATACATGTCTAAAATACCGGGCATGGGATTTCTTGCAGATGTGTCAAAAGAAGCAGACAAAGCCGCAAATTCAGTTCGTAAATTATCTGATGGAATGGATAAATTGCGTAAACCAGTAGCCACTCCAAAAGTTCCTAAAGTTCCGGGCGTTGTTAAGCCCGGTGAAGATACTGGAATTCTTGGTAACGCTTCCGATACTGGTGGAGCGCAAACCGTTCAATACATAACCGTGTACGCTTCCAACACTAATGACATTGAAAAGAAATTAGCCATGGCCGCTAAAGTCGGCGTACCAGTTGGGAGTAAATAGTGAATAATTATTCCGTTACTTTTAATGGTTTAACTATTGGTGCTGGCACAAATTTTCCTATTACTAATATTGAAGGTTTGGGCGGAACTTCGCCACTTCGTATTCAAGATGATAACCGTGGTTATATTGATGGTTCTTATACTGGTCGAGATTTTTATGATGAGCGTACTGTTTACATTGATGTAACTGTATTAGGCGATAATTCAACTACCGCTCAATCTAATTACAAATTATTACAAGCGGCGTTTTCACCTCAAGTAGTTGGTTATTATGTAAACCCAACAGGCTATACACCTTCAGCCGATCAACTTAAATTATTTCAATTTAGACTTACTGCCAATACGGGTGATCAACAAATGTATGGTCGCTCTCGTGGATTAACTACACCTATTGATCCCAATTTTTCTTATGGCTATATTCAAACCCGAATTCAAATGACATTTCCTGATCCTCGTTATTATGACAATACGGGAACCGCAGTATCAGGCACGGGTATTTTAGTTGCTAATACAGGTTGGGCTACATCTTGCCCAGTAATTACCGTGGCCAGCCCAAATACAAGCGGTACCATTTCTGATGGATACATATTTATGGATTTTAATTATTTACCAAGCGGTTCTTTAGTTATTGATTTACTTTCTCGAATTGTTTATGTAAATGGAAATCCTTTACGAAATGTTTTGCAAGCATCCTCTAATGGTTGGTTATCTATTGCGCCAAACTTTTCGGGTTATTGGGCTAGTACAGTTGGAAGCATGAGTGTTACTTATAGAAATGCCTATGTCTAATGGCTGTTGCAGAATTTCGTTATGTAACTACGGATGTATGGCAATCAGGTAGCCAACCTAACCGCATTAAAGCGGAGTTGCCATTTACGGGTGTTAATTTTACTAATCAATTAAATTCAAACGGAACTTTTCAAGGTCATGTACTTTTATCGGGCATTAGTTCAGATACAAATGCTTATGACGGAACAGTTCCGGGCAAAACTATTTTGTGGGTTCTTTATACAGACCCAGTTAATTACACCAGTACTCCTGTTTGGTCAGGTGTTATTTGGGCTAGAGAGTGGGATTCAACAACTCAAACCCTAAGCATCAGCGCTCAAGAAATGATGTCGCTTTATCAAAAACGCCTCATCTCAACTACTAAAGATTACTCATCTACTTTTTATGATCCTGCTTATATTGCTTATTCTCTTATGCAATATTCAGAATCGGTCAATCATGGCAAAACTGGTTTAACTTACAATACCGTTACAACTACATACGCTACTAAAAAGAAATATGAAGGCTTTGAATTAAAATCTGTATATCAGGCTATTAAAGACCTTGCTTCTAACTTTTTTGATTTTATTATTAAACCAACGCTTTCAGGCGGCAATCTTGTAAATCAATTTACTCTTGGTTCTACCGCTAATCCAATTGGTGCTTATTATTCTGCATCAAATCCCAATTCTCTTGTTTTGGGATTGCCGGGCAACATTATTGGTTACCAATTTCCTGAAGATGCTTCATCTGCGGTTAATAAACTTTATGGTTTAGGGTACGGTGCAAACAACAGTAAAATTATTGCTATTGCTTCTGACCCTGCCAAGATTGGAAATCTTACTGGTGCTGATTGGCCAGTTTTAGAAGGTACACAAAATTACATTGATGTTGGCGATAATCAATTACTTAAAGATTTAACTCTTGGTCAATTAAATGCAATTTCTTATCCGCCTACAACTATTCAAGTTGTACTTGCTCCTTATGTTGATCCTATTTATCCAAGTTACAGTATTGGGCAACAAGTAAGATTAAGCATTAAAGATGATTATTTTCCTGCATCACTTGAAGGTGTTGTTATGCGCATTATGGCTATTAGTGTTAATCCCGGCGAAACAGGCCCAAGTAGAGTTACGCTTACTCTTACTCGTGAATTGGCTTCAGGAACGGTTCAATAATGGCATATAGCAATTTACCTCCTAGCCTTCAAGAAATTTTTTATCGCATTGCTGACCGTGTATCTAAATTAGAAACTGGCCCTAATCAAGCAATGTATCGAGCAGATGCGGCTGTTGCTGATGCGGCAACCGCTTTGGCTGATGCGCAAATTGCATTGGCTCAAGCGGCAGATGCTTACAATTTAGCCTCAACCGCAATTCAAGGTTCTGCTGACACAATATTAAATGCTACTAATCAATTAACTGCAATTAACGCTAATGGTATTACAGTTTATGCAGGTTCATCATCTACATCAGGCGCACGAGTAGTTCTTAACTCAGCAGGTATTGTTGGTAAAAATGTTTACAATCAAACTACATTTTCTCTTGATGCCACTAATGGAAATGTCAGCCTTACAGGTGGTTTATTTACGGGCGGAACTATTTATGGTTCTGAATTAAATATTAGTGGTAATTTTTATGTAAGCACAAGTGGATTAATGACCGCTACGGGCGCAACCGTTACTGGCACCATTACTTCAGATAATTTGAGTGCCAATGGTGGCAATATTGGTGGATTTACAATTAATAACCAATCAGGCAATCGATACCTTTATTACGGTTCAACTTATTTATTTGGATCAGCCTCATCGGGTTATCAAAACAATGGTGGAAGCACTCAGCAATGGGCAATTGTAGATAATTACCGTGGTGTTTATTTTGATAGCGTTTATGCTGGCAATGGCGGTTTTTATACTCTTGGTGGAATTATTTCAACTGGTAGCGGAAGCATTCGTACGGGAACTGGTGCGTTTTTCGCAGGTAGCGCTACTATCATATATTCAAATGGTGAAATTTATGCCAACACATTAGGCACAAC